TCCTTTCTCTTATCTGAACGGGAACAAACCGAATCAGTTCGATGTCCTGCGTCTGCGGACATTTCGCTCGGGATTGGAATGGTTCAGCCCAGATTGGAATCGGTCGTCCAGGCGGTTAACTCTTATGGTGATCAGGTTGCAGCTTGGGCGGAAAGAGTCCAGGGAAAAACATTGTTCGAGTGGCAGAGGATTGCTTTGAACGGCCAATTGTCTCACGACGAGAATGGCGACCTTGTGTTTCGTGAGTCTCTGGTTGCGACGGCTCGTCAGAATGGTAAGTCGGTTGCGTTGACTGCTCTTATTGGTTGGGCGTTGACGGAGTGGGCGGTCACTCGAGGAAAGGCTGTTCATGTTCTTTCGGTTGCCAACAAACTTGATCGCGCGGTTGCCATCTTTCAGGAATTGGCTCCGGTACTTGAGGCACAATTTGACGCTCATGTGACTTGGAGTTATGGGCGCAACAAAGTTGAGATGCTGACGGGGTCTTCTTGGGAAGTTCGCGCTGCGACTTCAAACCTTCACGGCGGAACTTACGACCTCATTGTTGTTGACGAAATTTGGAACGTCTCGGAAGAGGTTTATTTTGATGCGCTTCGCCCGTCGCAGATTGCAGTCAAGTCTCCGCTGCTTTCCTCCTGGTCAACTTCAGGCGATGAGTCGTCTAAGACAATGCAACGTCTCCGTGAAGCAGCCATTGGTGCGATAGATCAGCAGAAGCAGACGCGTCTCTATTTTGCTGAATGGTCGTTGCCGTCAGGGGCAAACCCGAACGACGAAATCAACTACGGCTACGCGAACCCCGCGCTTGGTCAGACCATCACTCTCGAGGCATTGCAGGCAGCTGCGGAAACTCCAGATCGTGCAGCGTTCCTTCGAGCGCACCTCAACTTGTGGGTCTCTTCGGCGGACGCTTGGATTCAGCCTGGTGTTTGGGACAGGCTATTCACCGAATCGGAATGTCCCGCTGGTGGCGTCCTTGCCGTGGACTCAAGCAGTGACTCTTCAAAGTACGTCGGCATTCGTTGCGGACTCACGGAGGAAGGGAACATCATTGCTACGGTGCAGTTTTCCACAGAGTCTCTTAAAGACATGTGGGTTCATGTGAATAAAGCAATGAACGACGACCCGAAACTTAGGCTGGCAATCTCGCCCGCCCTTGACCTTCATACGCCAGAGAAGCTTGAACGCCGACGCCAAATCTTCGGCTACGCCGAGGTCTTAAAGTTCACCGGACTAACTCGCTCGCTCATCCTTGAAAAACGCATCTACCACCGAGGCGAAGAACTCCTTGCGACCCACGTCAACAGGGCAGTCCTTGCCCGCGCCAACGGTCAAGTCGTGATCAGTTCGCAACGCTCTCCTGGCCCGATTGAAGCCGCTCGACTTTTGGTTGTTGCAGCAGCTCTTGTTTCTCGCCCGTCAAATACGGGACGCGCAGCAATGGCATTTGGGAGATAGTTGCATTTGCAACAAGTTTGTGAGAGACTCCATTCGTGGCGTTCTTCTCCCGAAAAATTAAAACTGCTGAGTTTGCATCTTCGCCCATTAAAGCCGCTGCCGGTATTGGCAGAAACGGTGCCTTCCCGACGTATGGATATCTCAGCAACACATTTGAGATGGCCGCCCTTAATCTCCCGACGGTGTCGCGGGCGAGAGACCTTCTCGCCTCGACCATCTCAAGTCTTGAGTTCCGTCAATACGTCAAACAATGGAACGGAACCGAGTACGAAGAAATTTACGTTCCTAATGAGTCGTGGATGGAAAACCCTGATCCGAAAGTTCCGCGTCAGTTCATCCTTGCCAACACGGTTACGGATCTCTGGATAACTGGTAGAGCGTTCTGGGCGATTACCTCCAGGAACGCAACCGACGGTCGTCCAATGAGTTTTCAATGGATTCCTGCCTCGCAAATTTCAACGCCGAACCAAGAAGGCCCACAGTTCTTCTCTATGCCAGAAGTCATCAAGTTCAATGGTGTTGACCTTGACCCGAACGAAGTTGTTACCTTCCTTGCACCGACGACTGGATTAATGTATTCAGGACGACGCGCGGTCAGCATCGCAACTCACCTTGACCAATACGCAGATCGTGCAGCCACAATCGAGACAGTCCCTGGTTATCTTCAACAGACGGCAGCGGGCGAGACAATGTCCGGTGAAGAACTTGGAGACCTTGCGTCGCAATGGGCGCAGGCTCGTCGCGAAGGAAACGTCATCGGCGCACTCAATAATTTTGTAAATTTTGTGGAATTTGAACGCGACCCATTAGCAATCAACGCAGCGCAACGCGAATATCAAGCACTCGACCTCAGCAGAATTTGCTCCGTGCCCGCTTACCTCGTTTCCGCCCCGACACCAGGCGCGTCGATGACTTATCAAAACGCTTCGCAAGCCCGTCAAGACCTTTGGCTTTTTGGCGCGCAGATGTACGCCAACGCAATTACTTCTCGTCTCAGCATGAACGACATCGTTACTCGAGGACGCTTTGTCTGCTTTGACACCGATGACCTTCTAGCCGTTGGCGATATGCACGACGCATTAGTTGAACCACAAGTACCCGACCTTCAGGAGATGCCTTCATGATCAAGTTCACCGCTATTCCAATCACTCTCGATGCAGCAGCTGGAGAAGATGCACCGCGCACCATCACCGGCATTGCAGTCCCATGGAATGTTGCAGCCAACGCTTCAGGCCAGAAAGTTATGTTCAAGCGCGGAGCCTTTGACTTGAATGCCAAGCCCGCGCGACTTCTTGAAAACCACGACGGACGCCCCATCGGAATGGTCACAGAACTCGTCGACCTTGACAACGGTCTCGGATTCTCCGCTTCATTTGCAAAATCAAGACAAGCCGACGATGTTGTTGAACTGATTCAAATGTCCGCATACGACTCAGTTTCCGTCGGTGCCGTACCCAAAAAATTTAAGTACGACAAAGAAGGCGTCATGATTGTCTCGTCCGCTGATCTCATCGAATTGTCAGTCGTCACGACCCCCGCATTTTCCGATGCGAAAATAGAAAAAATCGCTGCCTCAGAAGACGACCCAGAGGTCGAAGAAGAGTCAACCGAACCCCAACCCGACACAAGTCTCCAGGAGGAAACAATGTCACAAGAAACCCCAGAAACAGTTGAAGCCACCGCATCGGTGCCAACAGCTCTTTTCTACTCAGCCCCACGTTCACCAATCAAAACCAATGCCGATTACCTGCACCACAGCGTTCAAGCAGCGTTGAATCCAAATAGCGAATCACGTCTCTATCTTGCAGCAGCCGACGAAGCAAAAGCAAAGTACATTCAGGCAGCAGACGACTCGTTCACAACAAACCCTGCATTCTCGCCTGTGGCCTATCAGCGCGAAGTTGTCCAGGTAAACATTGGATCGCGTCCAGTCATTGATGCTTGCGGTGGTACTCGTGCCATCCCCGCAGGAGGCATGACAATCAGCATTCCAAAAATCACAACTAATGGAACTGTCGCCACAACCTCAGAAGGTGGAGCACCATCCGAAACAGGCATCGTTTCTTCGTATGTCAACGGAACAGTCGTCAAACTTGCTGGTCTTCAACGCTGGTCAGTTGAACTTCAGGAGCGTTCAGACCCATCGTTCGCTCAGATCATGCTTGACAACATGACTCGTTCATACCGCAAAGCCACAGAAGTAGCAACAATTGCTGCAATCACCGCTGGTGGTACACAGGCAACAGCAACCGCAGCATCCGCTGCCGGTATCCAGTCGTTTGTTTCAACAGAATCAGCAGCTGCATATTTGGCGACTGGCGACGTTGTCGCCGCATACACCGCTGGCGTCAGCCAATGGTCACTCATGCAGAACGCAGTTGACGGCAGCAACCGTCCACTGTTCAACGCAGGACAGCCACAGAACTCAGCAGGATCAGCAGAGGCAACAACGCTTTTCGGAAATGTTCTTGGCGTTCCGTTGTATGTCTCGTCAAACATGGTGTCAACCACCATTGACGAATCAGCGTTCCTCATCGTGCCTTCAGCAATTGAAATCTTTGAATCTTCACAACTTCAGCTTTCAGTAAACGTTCCGGCGTCAGGCGAAATTGAAGCAATGATCTACGGCTACTTCTGCCCAATCGTTACGATTGCTGGCGGTCTCCGTCGCTTCAACCTCACCTGATCCACAACTAAAAGAAGACTGGCAGAACGATGGCTACTTACGATCTCGCGTTTCATACGCGTCTCGATGGGTACGCCATTCTCCAGACCTTCGTTGAAACAGGCATACAAGTCGGAGACTCCGTGGTAATCGCAGGCGCAAGCCACGGATTCTCTGCAACCGCAACAATTGTCTCAACACAAGACTTCGAATTCATCGGGGTTTCAGACGAGGGCGACCTTCTCTTTGACTCCGATGTAATTCGTCTCTACCAGTTTCTTTATGTCAACGCAGGAACAGACTTCCCTCGAGACACCGCCACCGGCACAGTCACCTTCACCCCGTCTGTGTCGTGGATTACTTCAGCCGATGTCACCTCATGGCTCGGCATCGACGTCGCAACCGCCAACGACACCGCATTCATCACAGTCTGCGTCAACGCTGCCAACAATTACTGCTACCGCAAGCGACGCGAAGCCGGATACACCGACTCGCAATCCACCGTGCCAGGTGCCGACATCAAACTCGGCACAATAATGTATGCAGCAACGCTCTACCGTGAACGCGGATCAGCAGACTCCTTCGCCTCATTCGACGCAATGTCTTCAATCCCCATCCCGTCAACAATGGGACGCATCATGGCCTTAATCGGCTGCGGAAGACCACAGGTCGCATAATGGCTGCAACAGGAATCCTTGCCGACGCGGTAAACGCAATCAAAACACAACTCACGACCCTCGGTCTCAAACCCGTCACAGACCCGCGCAACGCGCGACCAATGTCTGTCTTTATTGAACTTCCCGTCATGACCTCATTCACTTACAACGTCGGCGACTTTCGCATACCAGTCCGCATCCTTGCAGCACCACCTGCTAACAGCGACGCGGGCGACTATTTGATGACAACAGTCGACACGATAATGAACTCGCCCATCGCAGTTACAGACGCCCGTCCAGGCAATGCAAACTACGGCGGGCAAGACATACCCACATACGATCTCACGGTGGCAATCGCCGTGCGTAGAAACTAAGGAGCCACCAATGGCAACAGCAACATTCCTGTCAGGTGCAACCTGCAACATCACCCCCACAGGTGGAACCATTTACGACGTCAGCGATCAACTTTCCTCATGTGAGGTACTTGTAGGCTACGAGCTCCTTGAGAGCACATCGCTAGCCGATACAGGCCGACAGGCGGTGAAAGGTTTGCAGAGCGTCTCGGTCAATCTTTCCCTTTATCTTTCTTACGGCGTCGGAGAAATCGAAACACTTCTTAGCGCAATTATCACTGCTGGATCGTGCACAATCGTTGTCTCTCCATCAGGGACGACAGAAGGCCCTGCGAACCCAGAATTTACGATTACGACCTGCACATTGGACGCCGCTCCGGTCATCATGTCGTCAATTGGCACCCTTGCCGTTGCCACAATTTCGTTCTCTAACGGCACATGGGCACGAGACATCGTCTAGAAAATAGAAGAGGGAAACAATGAAAATCCGACTACAAGTAACACCGATTGAAGGCGACCCATATGAAGTCGAAACGAATCTATTCGTCGTCGTCGCATGGGAACGCAAATTCAAACGACAGGCATCCAGTCTTGGCAACGGCATCGGCGCAGAAGACCTTGCATTCTTTGCATTTGAATCTGCTCGAGCTGCGGGAATCACAACTCCGCTGGCCTTTGACGATTTCATCAAGAAGACCAAATCAATTGACGTCATCTCGGAGGAGTCAGGAAGTTTTACAGAAGCGGCAGTTTCCGACGCTCACTAGCGGAGGTTCTTGTCGCGACTGGTTACTGGACACCCGACATCCCATTCGACACAGACGACCTCTTCACGGTCGTTGACGTGTTGCAAGAACAAAAGAAATCACGGCAAAGACGATGACAACGAACACAACCATTGAGATTCAAGGACTCAAGGAAGCAATTCGTTCTCTTAATAAAGTTGAGCCTGGTCTTCGCAAGCAGTTTGTTCAAGATGCTTCGCGCATTGCGCAACCTGCTATCCAAGAAGTGCAACGCAATTACGCGCTTATTAAAGTTCCCCTCTCGGGCATGGATCGCAATTGGACGCAAAACGGCAAAAAGATATTTCCATTTTCAGTCGCTCGAGCAATCTCTGGAGTCAAGTTAAAGGTTGATGCTTCTCGAGAGGCAACATCTCTCATCTACATCACTCAAACCAATGTCGCAGCTGCCGTTTTTGAAGCAGCAGGACGAACCAATAAAAACAATCTTGGCGATTCACTTGGGCGTCTTCGCCCTGGCACTACTCGTATTCTTGGGCCTGCCGTGTTTCGCAAACGCAAAGAAATTGAACGTGAAATGTTGAAGGCTTCAATGGACGCAATCAGACTTGTACAGAGAGAACTTGACTAATGGCACTTGCAATTCCAATCATTACAGAATTTGACGGGAAGGGAATAAAATCCGCTTTAAACGAATTTAAAAATCTCGAGTCCGGTACAGACAAGGTCGGCTTCGCAGCGAAAAAAGCAGGAGAAGTTGCAGTCGTTGCTTTTGCAGCATTGGGCGTTGGCGCAGCAGCTGCGGGAGCAGTCCTGTTCAAAGCAGCCGAAGCGGCAGCAGCCGACCAGGCAGCACAAGTTGAACTTGCCAACGCAATCAAGGCAAGCACAACCGCGTCAAATGCACAGATTTCAGGTCTGGAAGATTTCATTGACAAGACTCAACGGGCAACAGGTGTCGCAGATGACAATCTTCGTCCGGCACTTGGGCGTCTTGTCAGGGCAACAGGCGACGTCACAAAGGCTCAAGACCTACTCAACCTCAGCCTTGATCTAAGCGCCTCAACTGGCAAATCGGTCGAGACGGTGGCAAACGCACTTGCGAAGGCTCAGGAAGGCTCCTACGGGGCTCTATCCAAACTTGGCGTCGGCTATGACGCTGCAACACTAAAGGCAGCAGGGTTTGAGAAAGTTCAAGGCATGCTCGAGGAGCGTTTCGGCGGTTCCGCAGCTGAAAAGGCAAAGACTTATGAGGGCGTAATGGCTCGCCTCAAAATCACCCTGGGCGAACTTCAAGAGTCAATCGGCTACAAGGTTCTTCCAGTCTTGACCGATCTCGGGGATTCGGCAGTTCGTATCGGTGAAGCATTTGGCAAGAAAGGCGCAGCTGGCGCAATCGCTCAACTCCGCACAGAAATTGTCTCTCTTGGTACCGACGGTGCAGGAATGAAAAACACATTCGCATCTATTTATGACGCAATTGTCGGATTCGTTAACGGTGTACAGGCTGCACTTGCAATTCCAATGGCTGCAATTCACTTTCTGCGCACAGGTGATCTAGGCACCTACACGGTCAAGAAACTTCCGTCGTTTGCTGACCTCACTGCTGCAAGCCCAACCTCTAATCGTCCAGTCACAACACAACAAGCCGAAGCAATGTTTAGCAACTCATCTTCGTCAATCGCAGTCGGCGCAGCTCCTGCAACTATTCCCGCTTTGCCACCAAAAGCAGTTAAGGCTCCAGACTCGGTCTTTGACAACACGTCAGGCAACGCAGGCGGATTTGAGAACGCAGGCATCGGCGGAATCGGGCCATTCAACGACATCATCATCAACCTTGACGGCGGACTCATCAGTTCTCCCGCAACCATTGGACAGGACATCATCGATGCGATTCTTGCAGCCCAACGCGACTCAGGCGTCGTCTTTGCTCCGGCGGTTACTTTCTAATGACTGTCCCCACATATCAAGTCCTCGTCGGGTTCCAAACGACCACAGGGTTCGGTACACCGTTCCAACTTGACGACGCCTTCTACGGCGTTCTCAATACCGCAGGACGAGGAACCCTTGGAGGCACCGCATACGCCGACCTGACCTCGCTTGTTCTTTCGGTGAATATCAGGCGCGGACGAAACCGTCAACTAGATCAGTTCAACGCAGGAACCGCACAAGTCGTGTTCAATAACAATTCCCGCATTCTTGACCCGCTCAATACGTCCTCGATCTACTACCCGTATGTCCTGCCTCGCTCCCCAATCATCATCTACGCCAACGGAACACCCATCTACACAGGTTTTGTCGAGGACTGGAACCTTGACTACCAGAACGCCAATCAGGGCAGAATGGTCGCCCGCTGCGTTGACGCTTTTGGCACCCTGGCTAATCAGCAACTAAACGCTTTCACTCCGTCCGCAGAGTCGTCGTCAGCTCGCGTCAACACCGTCCTAGACCGACCAGAAATCAACTATCAAGGCTCAAGGTCTATTGGTACCGGAACCTCCACTTTGGGGGCTTACGCGGTGCCTCAGGACACAAACGCCCTCAACTATCTTCAGCAAGTCAACACCTCCGAACAGGGCTACCTTTTCACCTCAGCCGACGGAAGTCTCACCTTCAAGGGAAGGTCAAGCGTTCTGAACCCCGTCTCAGGCGCGTCCTTCACGACTAACGGCACAGGCATTCCGTACATGACTCTCGTCAATCAGTACGGATCAGAACTCCTCTACAACTACATCGTGACGCAATCGCCCGCAGGAGCTGCACAAACCAACTCGGACTCAACTTCGATTGCTTTGTACCAGGCACAGAACTACAACCTCCTTAACTTGCTCAACTCAACAACGGCAGAGGTTGCAGGACTTGGCGCGTACCTTCTTGGCAAATATCGCAACCCCGTCCTTCGCTTCACGGGTATCTCGTGCGAACTAGCAGCTCTTACCTCGGCGCAATGGTCAACCATTTTTGCAATTGACCTCACATCAATCATTACGGTTCAAAAAGACTTTTCAACCGGAACACCAACATCAGAATCGCAAACACTGATCGTGTCAGGAATTGAACACCGAATTGTTCCAGGCTCGCACAACGTCAGTTTCACAATGGAGTCAACCGACGGAAATCAGTATTTTACTCTCAACGACGCAATATTCGGTACTCTTTCTACTACTAACCTTCTCAGTTTCTAAAGGAGACAAACATGGCAACACCAACCAACCTTCCAGCATCCTTTGTCAGTGGGGCTATTCTCACGGCAGACCAGATGAACAACTTGAGGGGCGCGTTTCGTGTTCTCCAAGTCGTTACGGGAACAGCGACAACAGAAGTTGCCAATTCAACAACAACATTGGCAAATACTGGACTTTCGGCAACCATTACACCACAAGCAAGCACAAACAAAATCCTTGTGATTGTCAATCAAAACTCTTGCTTCAAAAGTGCAGGAAACTCCGCTAATGCGATTGGTCTTGTTTTGTATAGAGACGCAACCGCCATTTCCAACTTTGCGTACTACGGTCTTTACACCGATAGCGCATTGCAAAATCGTGGAAGTTTTGCGACAACTGTTCTTGATAGTCCTGCTTCAACGTCAGCAATTACATACAAGACTATGTTTAGAAATGACGGCGGAAACAATGCTTCCGTAGGAGTATGTGTAGGAAACGTTGCTGTAGCAACTATTACGCTCATGGAAATCAGCGCGTAATGCGAAATAGCCTAATTCTATTGGTGTTTATAGCATCGCTTACCGCTTGCTCAGACCGCACCCGTGTAAATTGTGAACGCACCAAGAACAAAGCAGCAACAGCAACGGCGTCAATGACAATGCCCGGCGGCGGAAGGTGCGGATGAAAATGAGACCACGACTCACGGGCGACCAAATCAAAGCCCGACTTATCCTTATGGTAGGGATTACCCTCTCACTTAGTTTTGCAGGCACAATCTTTGTATTGCTGTACGGGCTACTGTTTGTGACCCAGCCGCTCGAAGTGTCTCCAAACGACACCGAAGCATGGAAAATACTCAGCCCACTAACCCTCACCCTTGGTGGGGCGCTTGGCGGCCTATTGGCAGCAAACGGGCTTAAAGGCCATCCAGAAGAGAAGAAAAAAACAGATGAGTAATCGTCCGTACCCGTATTACCCATCTTGGGACGGCAAACAAACGCAACCCGTAACGGCGAAACTTGTTGAATTAATGGGCAAAAGATGGTCAACGAAATCTTTGGGGACGTATGCCAATCGCCCGATGCGATCAGGAGCAGGACTGTCCGTTCATGCCACCGGATACGCAGCTGACATTCAATACAAAGACGAAGCCCAAGCCCGAATCATTTGGGACTGGTTCCTAGCCAACTCAAAAGCCCTCGGACTTTGCGAACTTCACTGGTATGCCTACGGCTCATACGGCGCGGGCTACCGATGCTCTCGAGGAGAAGGCAAGGCAGGCGTCAAGATCTACACCGCCGACGACAACGCAGGCTCCTATCAAGGCAACCCAAACTGGCTCCATTTTGAAATGGCAAACCAAACCGCAGAAGCATTTGAAGCCGCATGGCGGGCATTGCCCAAGCCTTAAATCGCCCGAAGAAATCACCCTCTTCGCGCTAGACCTCGGGACTAACTGTGTTTCCCTCATTGGTTCCGAGGTCGAATCCGCCAGTTAGACCCTCGTCTGTGTTACAACATCAAGACACGTCGAGCGAAGGGAAACGCAATGACCGATACACAATTCATCTACAGTTTCATAATGGGATGGGTCAGTTGCTGGCTCTTCCTCAAGATGATGGCAAACAGACCATGATTCCATCGTGGGGCTATATGCCGTTATGGTCAAAGGACAAACTAACCCTCGTCCAAATCTTCACGGATTCGGCAACAGAAGAAATCGTCAAAGTCACAGTCGCCACAAGGCGCGCTCCCTGGATGACGTTTGCTTCGATTACAGAAGTAGAACAGGTTGATTAAGAGAATCATGGCAATCGCCCTCATCACCGCAACATTCACCGCAACCCCCGCGTCAGCAGCTGCGCAATCCTGCCCACAATGGGAACCGCTTCTCCGCAAGCATTTTCCCGCAAAGGTCGTGCCAACGCTCTCGAGGATTATGTACCGCGAATCTCGCTGCACTCCTCGCGCCGTGTCGCCAGTCCGCAAAAGCACCGGACGCCCCGATGTTGGTCTCATGCAGATTCAAGGCTCTTGGGCAACCGTGACACGGGCAGTCTGTAAGAAGCAAGACGTCATCCGCGCATTACAAGATCCGTCGTGTAATGTCAGGGTCGCGCGGTACCTCTACGACAATGGTGGTATCGGGCATTGGAGAGCGACTTCAGGGTCGTAACGAAAGATGAGGGAAACATCATGGAATTAACAACCGACGAAATCATTGCGCGTCTAATGAATCTGTCAGTCAAACTTGACGGAGAGATGCGCTTCGAAGAAGGTGCAGTCATCAGCCAGGCAATTGCTCTGATCATGACAATGCGTAACGCAGCAGAACGCCTACGCCATCCAAGCAATGTGCCACTCTTCGACAAAACCAACGACGAACTTCGCCAAGTCATCGAATGGATAGTCGAGAACCCATCATGAGCATCGAAGACTACGAACCAGTTCAAAGCCGATTCTCACGTTTCATTGAATGGTCAGAAACACGAGAACAATTCTTCTCTGTAATCTCTGAACTTCTGTCAGCCCCAGGCGACGACATTTGCGTCATGAAAACCACCATTCTTTGCGATGGCGTCGCTGTGGCAACAGGCCATGCCGAAGAAATTAGGAATCAAGGCAACGTCAACAAAACCAGTTCACTCGAAAACTGTGAGACCTCCAGTTTGGGGCGTTGTTTAAGTAACTTTCCGATGCATAACTTCTGCGGAACATCGCTTGACAAACGCCCCTCAAGAGAAGAGATGCAGAAAGTTGAGCGCATGACCTCACGACCCACCGAAGGCGGAAGCATCACGGAACCTTCCAACCTTGCCTCTGAAAAACAACTCAACATGATCCGCGCGGTCTGCAAAAGCATCGGGCGCACAGTCCCGAACGGGATACAGGGCTGGTCAAAGCGCGAAGCAAGCGCATTCATTGACACAATCAAGAGCAATCCTCCTGCACCGGAACAAGAACCAGAGGAGGCGTTCTAATGGGCAAAATTCATTTCATAAAAGTTGACGAATGCATGGTTGGAATTGAGTCGTTAGAACTCAGCGAACAATATGAAGCAGCATTGAAAGCCTGTGGTCGGCCAGACGACAAAGTAATTATCTTGCAACTATGTTCATGGGTTGGCTCGGTAGAAATTGACGAGGCGTTCTAATGGCTGGTTATATCAAGACCTTTCTGCGGGACTGGAACCCCGCACGAAATCGCCGACTAATACTTCTTGCGGAATCACAACTTGCCAATTGTCAAAACGGCTGGGGCAATACTCATATGGAAATGCTGGACTGGCGCGATAAATGCAAGCACCTCGAGGCAGAAGTTGCGCGTCTGGAAAGGCTTCAATAATGAGCGTTCTACAAAGCACTTACTACGAAGAACTTCCAAACCTTGACAGGTATGGAGACTTAGACGACGAAGAACCAATACAAGTTCACGTTGCCGCTGCCTTCTTTGAGCATGTCCACCTTTCACTAGAAAGTTGTGACCAAATCACCGAGGTAAATATGACCATTGAACATGCTGAAGCAATTCTTGATGGCTTAGTAAAAGCAATTGAATCTGCAAAAAAGGGCAGAGCGTTGAGAAATGGTTGAGTTCATCACGTTAATCATCATGTGCATCAGCCTCTTCATGTGCGGATTCCTCTTGGGAAAAGATTCCCGATGACCGTCACTGAAAAAATATTCCAAGACCAAGTAATCAAACTGGCGCGGATGCAGCAATGGCTTGTCTTCCATGCGTCACCCTCATCGCCCCGCCCTGGTGTCTGGAGGTCAGACGGCAACGGATTCCCCGACCTAGTCCTCGTCTCAACATCTGTGCCATCTCGAGGAGTCATCTTCTGCGAACTCAAAACCGCCGAAGGCAAACTTTCAGCCGAACAAGAAAAGTATGCGCGGTGCCTCATTAACGCAGGCATTGAATACCACCTGTGGCGTCCCCGTGATCTAGACGCAATCGCAGCTCGACTTGGCAGGCAGGCAAAGATTCAATGAGAACTCCTGTGCGCGTCATCCTGTCCGATGCAGATATGCAAATAGCAGCTCACGGTGGTGTCAACCGTCGCCTCCTAGCAATCAAACGAGCAGACCGACCCAACCAACCAAACCGCAAATACCACGAACAAAACTGGTTCCAGACAGACGTCTTCGGAGCCATCGGTGAATACGCCGTCGCCAAACTCCTCGGGGTGGAATGGCATTGGGAACAAGAAGCAAACGGATTCGACGTGCTTCAATATCAAGTCAGGTCAACCGAGAACCCCGACACCACCATTAAGGTACGCACCCGCGACAACCCTGATCACAACTTTATCTTCTGCAAAGTACGAGAGAACCGAGTACTCATCGAAGGCTGGATTACAGGCCGTGAAGTCATCGAGAACAACGATGAGATATTCCCCGACTGCTTCACCATTAAGGATTACCGCCTGTACCCATTGACAGACCTTCCAGAGTTCCCTCAGACGCTCCCTGCGGGTTGCGAGATGTATAAAGCCCCTGTCAAGCGGTTAGGCACCCAATCATGATTGTCGTCGCCTGGTACATCCTCCTGATAAGTATCGGCATAGCAATCCTCCAGGGGATACGCAAGGACTAACATGCCACCACAACCGAGAGACGCAGGCCGACATCATCAGTTGCAGATGGTTCGCAGAACACGAGGGAACTCGGGTCGAGCAGTCTGCCTTCAAGCGACTGTGCAGCGTCCAAACGTCACAAATGAGAATGGTGACCGTCCACATGTCAAACATCCGGCAGCCAGAGATACTTACTCGAAATGCGGGGGGCGAGCAAACCACCGAACCGAACACAACGAAAGAGAACAAGTCCCCTCGGGGGGACGCGTTAGCAGGGGGCAATCATGAGCAAGAGAACATCCAGTCCAGAGTTCAG